CCGTTTTTGTGGCAGATGTATAACATCAGCATGAGATTGGAAAAGCCATTGCCTAAGCTTGTATCCATTTCTCCGCTCATTCTCTTAGAATTGATGCTCATGCTGAATGTTTTGAAGTGAATGCTGTTATCTTGGGTGAGGCCACCGAGTCTGACAAGTTCCATCCAATCTTTTCCTTCGGATAGGTGGCTAGTCATGTACTCGTATAACTGGAATTCGCAGTGTTCTTTGAGGTGGCCGGTGAAGTGTGCTTCGAATGAGGTGTAATCTGTTGTTCTGAAAACTGATCCGATTCGCATTAGCCTGTCAATGATGTATGAGGGGCGCTCATTGATGGGTATCTTCTTGATGAACCAATCATGTTTGAACAGTTCCTTTGATATCAGGTTAAATATGGGCCCTACCTTGCACTTGTATTCATCACTCCTCGAATTAATCGCTCTAGCATGTTTATAATCTACGGCAATTTCATCTTTAATGAATGCTTTGATTTTTAAAAACTTGCGATCGATTTTGTATCCTATTGGTAACTTGGAGTGTTTTAGCCGTAATTGATCTTTGCGGGCTAATGTGTAGGGGGTTTGGGCAATCCATGTTTCGAAGCTGGTATCGACATTGTTCAGGGGGGACATGTTCTTTTTGAGCCAGTCATTGACGAAAGATTTGAATTCGGAAAGGTCCTGTTGGATTGTGATTTTCCTGCCGAAGCGGTACATTGATCCGGCCATAGCCGTGGCCTGATCCGAGGGATCAACGTGTGGGTAGCACGCGTTTTCAACGTGCGGACCCAGGGATGCCAACACGACGGGTCTGTGCGTCGTTGTCTTGTTGGCGAGACGAAGGATTTTTATCGTTTCGTCCAGTTCAACTTTTCCTTTGGGGGTGTCGAAATAACCGAGTGTTTTTTGGTCAGGGGTGGGAACGAATTTGGGTACTCGGTGATTTTCGTTCTCACGATAGCCGTAGGCCATCACCCTCTTGGCGGGACGGTTCAGAGGGCGGCTTCGTCTTTTCCCGACGAAGGTGCTAGTAGGATCTGCTGGGATCGTTTATAGCGCATGTAAGCTTTGGCGAGATTCAGTGTGTTCACTAAAATGTTCTCGCGTAGGGAATTATGCCTTTGCAAATTTGTGCTTGTTATGTTCTTGAAATGGAAGAACAGCGTGGAATCGCAGGTTTCAAGGTCATAATTCGGGTTGAATAACGTTATATTACTCATGAGCTGGGTTATTATTTCAACGGAAACACAATGTTCGTCTACTTTGTTGGTGCCAGCCCAACCTACAGTTCTTCTAACGCTATAAACTAAGGGCTTGTGCTTGAGCTCACCGGACGATATGACATCCGCGCGGCCATCAACTAAGTTCGCTTCAGAGGGGTGAAATTTATCAATGTATTCATAGGTCATGATTTCATCAGTTTCAACAAGGATCTCTGTTAGTGTGGAGTTCATAGCTTGAACTTCCTGATCTAACAAACCCAGGGAGTTTGCAACATAGTATACTACGCGGAAAAATCGGCCATTTGTAGCGCCAATCGCCAGCTCGATAAGTTCCATCAAGTCGGGCTGGTTCAAATACTCTTTATCGGTGAGTTGCCGGTAATTCGTGGGGCCCACAGCATTAATGCTGGTTGTTTTGCGGATATGGTAAATCCTTCCGAAAACAACGACACTTTTCCATTTGTCGCACGTGGGGTCATTGGGGTGCGGGTCTTGGTAAGCAAGAACTAAATGCTTCCAAGCTCTCATGAAGAAGTGGCTGGGCGATGGGGGCCGCACCGCTTGAATTCTATGTGTGTCGATGTACAATCCTAATCCTCCGGAAAAGATATTGAGTACAATGACAAAGACAAGGTGGTGAGATGAGGGTCTCATTCCTGCAAGGACTGTTGCAGCAAAGGAACTGAAAACGCTCATGAAGGCCAACGAATAGATGTAGCCGTTACGGAGCTGGGGGTTGTTCTTCAGCATAAAAAGTATGTGAAGCATTTCGGCGATCAACATTGAATAACGTATGAATTCCATGTTGGCGCCGGCCAGCTCGATCAGATAAAGTGAACTTATCCAAAATGCATAGGCGAAACACAGGTAAACGCACAAATTGAGGGAGTTGATGTAAGCTTCAACGCTACTGATGATGCGGGTTGTCTCGCGTGCCGTCAAGTTGTGACGGGCTACAGCCTTTTCGTTTAGGGCCCATAGGCGGCGGCCTGTGCGAACTGAAAAGTTCTGCAAATTGTTCTTCGCGAGATCGGCGAGAACATATGATGGAGGCTGGGGAGGCTCTTCACTCTCCTCCTCCGATCCAGAGTCGATGATCACGTTCTGGAGTGATCGGGGGTCAAGCTCATCCGCTAGTTCGGCGGCAGTTTGCTTTATGCTTGTAATCTCCCCTGAGCGGGCGACAGCATATTTCTGGAAATAAATTTCCTAGGTGTCCGAATCCGAGTCATCATCCCTTTTCGGTTCTTTGGGATGGGGGGTTTTGCGTTTGGGACTTCCCTCCCCTTTGGGGGGTTTTGGGGCCTTTTTCGCAGGCTTGCTCACCGGCTTGGGGGCTGG